AAGGTTATGCAGATCTTTGGCATTGGCCGAGAGATGTTAGAAGGTGGCAAGTCAGGTGTTGCTTATGCTTCTGGAGCCCTGAACAGGGAGTTGATCACACAGATGCTTTCGACGTACCAAGTGATTCAGCGTAAGCATATGGAGAAGAGAATGCGGGTCGTCGCTGAACGACAAGGGCACTTTGAGTACGAGAAGAAGGGAGAGATGCGCATCCCGATCATGGAGAGAGTTCTTGTCATTAACGAAGAGACAGGTGAAGAAGAAATTCGCGAGATGCCTAAGCTCGCTATCCCCAAGGTCAACTTCAAAGCAATGAATCTCCGAGATGAGAAGACAGAAAGAGACTTCTTGTTTGCTTTGAGGGATAAGGGTTGGCCGATTTCAGATCAGTCACTTGCTGTGAACATTCCGATTGAGTTTGATGAAGAGTCAAGTCGAGTAAAGGAAGAGAAGATCCGTAAGGTTATCCTTGAAGCTCAGTTCAAGAAAGAACTGTTTGAAAGACTTACGAGACAGAAGTTGCCGATCCCAGTTGAGTATCAACAGGAGTATGAAGCTTGGAAGAAGGCTGAAGAGGGTGGGGAAGCTCAGCCTGGAGAAGAAGGAGCACAAAGTAAAGCGTTCAAAGACATTACATCGCCAGCTATAGCTCCGAATATGAGCCCTGATTCTGGTGATGGAGAAGCAGGCACAGAGTCTCCTGGTGAAGATGATCAAGCAGTACAAGAGCCTGAAGGTGTCCCACAGAGGCCAGAAGAGTCAGATAGTATGAGGGGTGCTTCAATTGTCGAGAAACCCTTCCGCGATACGTTGCATATGTCGAGATTTGGGAGCAAAAGTCTAACTGGGAAGGAAGTCGGTGTTTCCAGCTTCAGAGTACTTATGAAAATCCCGAAGTACACTTCGATTAGAGAGACAGAAGACGAGCCCCAATTTGAAGATAGTCTTGATGAGCAAGAAGGAGCAGACGATGAGTAACACCCCGCCACTAGTCCCATATGTACGAGATGACTTAGACATCTTGAAGTCCCTCTATGAAGAGATGTTAGAAGCTAATCAAGGGAAGGGCAACTCCTTCAAGACAGACCTAGGGCCCCTCGCCTCAGAGATCCTTAAGTTAGACCCCCTGTTCTTCACTAACCCGGGACGAGGGTTAAGGCCTTCTAGTAAGACAGCGGCTTGGGCGAATATCGTACAGAAAGCGGTGCGGATTAGAGCGGGAGGCGGCGTAGAGATCCTATCACACTCCAGAGATATTACGACAGCGGTGGTCCATGGTGATAACGGGATTTATGACGTAGTGATGTATAGACAGGATCCTACCAAGACGACGATTACTATGTACGAATGTTCTTGCAAGTGGGGAGAGTGGTCGTTTAAGAGACAGCATACATTCGTAGGTAGAATGTGCAGTCACGCGTTAGCGACATACTACGAAATGCAGAGTAGAGATTATTTCACGAAGAAAGAGGAGTACGAGATGGGACTTGGAGCTATAGCACACGTATTGGGTGACTCTCGGAGAGTGATCAATTCATTCCCAGTGCTGTCAGGCAAGAAAAGACACAGATTTCTCCGTGTAGCATCAGCAACTGTATCCGCTGGTGAACTTATCGATGAAGATGGCGAAGCTACGAACCTGTGGAAACTAGACCTAGAGGGTACTCACTACGAAGTCTGATGAGACGCAGTTTTAGACCCTTGACCTAGACTCTAGACTACAAGAGGTCCTGTAATGTAAGACCCTCCTCTTCGCAGTATAAGGGGTAACAGGCAGGAGAACGTCCAAAATGTCGAATCGGAGAGTTGTAGCGACGGGTGAGGTTCTAAAGACTTCATTAAACGCTGAAACACTCCAAGGAGAATGGGGCGTAACCCCAGAGCCTGGAATGCTGTACGTTTCGGTTAGAGCGATCTCGTCTAGAGTGAATGCTAATCATGACGGATGGCCAGCAGAAGAGTTAGAAAAGTCGTATAAGTCGTTTGTTGGACGTGGTGTTTACGTAGAGCACAACAATTGGGATCCTACAAGGTCCCGTGGAGTGATCTTAGGCGTAAAGTTACATAAAGCGCATCTAGCGAATGGCACTAAGGACTATTGGATTGAGTTGCTAGAGGAGATTGACGCAAAGTCTTTCCCCAAGTTAGCAGAAGCAATCCTGTCAGGGAAGCTTAAGTCTGTGTCAATGGGAGCAGACGTAGGGTTCACAGTTTGCTCTATCTGTAGTCATAAGGCTACAGAACCGAGTGAGTATTGTGAGCATATTGCTTTCTCGAAAGGTATGTATCTAGTCACAGGCGGAAAGAAGAAGTTAGTCTGGGAAGATTGTTACAAAGTGGGATTTTTCGAGATTTCACATGTGTTTGATCCAGCAGATGAAAGTGCAGATGTACTCGGAAAGTACTTGCACGAAAGTAAGGCAGCATCAAGTTGTATTATCCGAGAAAGAGCAGAATCTCTTGACGGGTATTATTCAAGGCTACAGAGAGTTGCTTCCAAGTCAAGTTCTGAGGAGATGAGATTGCCTGAAGACGTAGATACACTTCGGAATGAGAGTGAAGAGATAGATGAAGCGTCCCCTTCTGAGATGTCAGATCCAGACGTTAGCGTAGATAAAGAGATCATCGATAAGTTCAAGAAATACATCGAAAAAGTCGAAAAAGAACTAGATGAAGCAGAGGAGAGCAACGATATGGCCGACGACAAGAGTGAAGAGTCAGAAGACGCGGGAGACGACGAAGAAGAAGAGGGAGAATTTGATCCTAACTCCACTGAAGATAGTGATGAAGATGAAGATAGTACAGATGAAGAAGATTCCGAAGACGATGAAGATGAAGAGGACGAAGATATGAGCTTTGAATCCAGCAGAATTGCCCAAATTCGACGAAAGTCTGGTGACTTAGCTGTAGAGCTAGATAATCAGACGACCATGGTTACCGATGGCGAGTATGAGGATGCTAGCGAGATGGCACCAGCTGCTAGTTCAGTAGGGCCAACGTCCGCAGACACCATTATTCCTGATGCAGTTGAGGATGTTGAGGAGCTTGACTCGTCAGCAGTTTCAGGAGAGCCTGGCCAATCAGAAGTTTCCGCCAGGAGAGCACGATTCCAGAAGAAACAACTCCGTAGAAAAGCACAAGACGTTGCAAAGACGGATGTTGAGAATCTTGACAGTGGTGTTGACACGAGCATAGCTGATCATAGGGCTACAGACGCGAAGGTTGACGTAACAGTGCCAGTGGCTCAAGCCGACCAACTCCAGTTAGCTGATAGACCGTCCGATATTGATGACGGTACCGAGACAGGTTTCAGCCAAGATAATCCTCCAGATGGAGGCGCAAAAGCATTTGAAGAGACCAACAAGGACTTTGCGTATGAAGCTGGCATAACAGCCGGTAAGCGCCGAATGCTTTCAGCACTTGAGGCCTATGAACTCAAGGAACAGCTTGGACTTGTAGAGAGAATTCACAAGATTGCAGAGATTGCAAAGCTTGAAGGTATGGACCCTAGAGAGTTAAAGGGGTACAAGCAAGCTTTAGTAGAAGTACAGTCTAAGTCAGCTTCTACTACAAGAAGAGTGGCTTCTAGAGGGTCAAGATTTCCCTTGATGGGTCGCGAAACAAGAGTCTCAGTTAGAGACGAGCAAGAAGCAGATGATGCACTCATTCTGTTGTAAGGTAAGAAACAATTCAACCCATAAGGAGCAATAAACATGTACAGAGTTTCACTTGACAACGTTGGGGCAAGACGTACTTGTCGGCCTCTTTATGAGAAGCACCAAGCTACTCCAGTCGCAACGTTCCTAGATGCTGCCGAAGCAGGCGTCATCTATTCAGGCATGGTCCTGATGCGTACAGGAGCAGATACCGTGGGGCTTTACGATGGCACGAGTGCAACAAAGTTGCCATTCGGACTTTCGGCCTTAGACAAGAACACCGTGATCAACGACCTTGACGGCTTGAATATCAAGCCATGGGCTGTTTGGATTGGCGGGCCAGACGCAATGTTCACCATCGATGCACCAGCATTTGATGATGGAGCAACGTGGGCTGTTCCTACAGACGGCACGAGACAGAATGTCTATGCAACTTCACTAGGCAAACTTACCACAGTTGCTGACGGTGCAATTGTAGCAGAGTTGATTGAAGTAGTTTCGACTTCACAAATCATCATTCGCTTGCTTTCGTTTACGTTAGTAATCGCGTAATTACCCAGACCCAAAGATAAGGAGCAATAAATGAGTCAGCTAATGCAGAGAACGGCCAAAGGGTCGGATGATTACGTACAGGATGTGCTTGCAGCACAGGCCAGACTACGTACAGCAACCGGTCGCACCAAGGCTACACAATCAGAGAAGAAGCGCCGTTTAGCAACGGTTCTTGCTGATAAAGACAACTTCATGCGGAGGTTGGGCCAAGGAATGATCGGCCCAATTCAGCTGAAGCTTCGTTATCAAGGCATGACGCGTAATGTTCTTCTCGAAGATCCACTAACGCCAGGCATCCCAGTTGAGTACGATGTACTTGACGAGTTGGGTAAGGCATACATCATGCATGGCAATGAAGGTGAAGTCAAGGTAACACCGTTCGAAGGCAAGAAAGCCCCAGTTCGGTTGTTCCGTATTGCAACATTCCCGCAGATCAAGAAAGAGGATCTGTACTACCTGCGAGTAAATATCGTTGAGTATGTACAGGACGAATCCAAGCAAGCGGTAATGAAGCAAGAAGACTCGAGACTGTTGACGTTGATTGAAGCTGCGATCGTAGATTACGGTACAGCTGCTGGCAACTTGTTCCCAGGGGAACAGACAGTTAATGAGCTTTCCGGTTACATCACCCCAGAGTCACTGTACGATGCAGTTGCCTTAGTTGACCGTAGAGAATTGGAAGCCAAGCGCCTCCTATTCAGTCCAGTCGATTACCGTGACTTGTACAAGTGGGACATCAACGAGACGGGTTTTGCTTTCAAGGACCGTGTTGTTGCAGGAGAGAAGATTGTTGAGTTTGGTGAGTTCCAGATTCAGCGGTCCATCCAAGTCCCAGCAGGCACAGTTTACCTGACACCAGCGCCAGAATTCCTTGGCGTATTCCCATTGATGTACAGCTTGGATGTTGAAGAGAACAACACCCCAGAGAAGTTCCATCATGGTTGGGTCATGGACGAGCTTGTGGGTATGGCCATCTTGAACCCAAGAGGACTTGCCAAGATAGTCAAGCCGTAATTTCGAGAGTCAAGTCTGCTGAGGCCTGTAGTGGTGTCTTGGCAGACTTGTTCTCGTTCTACTAAGATTTGGTGCCAGTAAAACCCTCCTCTGGTGCCAAGCACCTCTCCCGTGTGGATTTCCCCCTGCACGGGAGAATGTGCGTCGAAAGGGTCTCACTCTTCATAATGTATCACATGAGAGTAGTCAAGCAGGAGATGTAAGCAAATAATCACAGGGTGTGTTAGAGCACCCCTAGACTGAAAAGGAATAATCATGTCAGAAACACTTAGTAATGTTATCGGTACGTTGTCGGAAGAAGAGCGGGACTTGATCCAGTCTCTTAGAGACAGCAAAGTAGAAACATCGGTATTCGCAGTAGATCACAGTTTAGTGTCTACAGTAGACATAGCCACTTTAGGGCAAGGCTTAAACGACGTAGTATGGGTTCAGAATATGTCTCCAGCACCTAGTCGTTTTGCTGATGCTAAGTTAGGCTCATTTATGCTCGAGCCATACGGCAGGGGCAGTTCAATTCAACAGATCAGTACAGCTTTTACCCGTAATCCGTTCTTGCAAAGAGCAGAGAAGAGGAAGAAGATTCGCTGGGTAACAGACGCTGAGGCTAGAGAGATTCTAGATAAGGTCGAAACCGTGCCTGAGATTGGTACTGCTAATCGACTAGTTGAGTATCTCGGCAAGGGTGCACAAGAGAACGCTGGCAAGAGGTT